GATCAATGCCCATCATCTCGCCTCCCAACCCCTTCAGGCTCATCTTGTGTGAGAATCCATGCCCGCCTTCAGGCTCATCTTGCATGAGACAAGACTGCGGAAGGCGACGGCCGGACGCGCGGCTATCATCTGTCGAGCCTCTACAGCCCGGTCGGTTGGTACTCGTGGGAGCGCGCCGCCGATGACTGGGAAAAGGCGCAGAACGATGTCGAGCGGCTGAAGTCGTTCGTCAACCTCGTGCTCGGCGAATCGTGGCAGGAACGCGGTGACGCGCCCGATTGGCAGCCGCTGTACGACCGGCGCGAGGATTACCCGATCGGTACCGTCCCGCGCGGCGGCCTGTTCCTCACCGCCGGCGCGGACGTCCAACGGGACCGCATTGAAGTTGAAGTGGTGGCCTGGGGGCGTGGCAAGGAATCTTGGTCCGTTGATTACCGCGTGCTCGTAGGCGACACGGCGCGGGCGGATGTCTGGCGGCAACTGGACGCTGTTCTGGACGAAGAGTTTCCGCACGCCAGCGGCATGCGGCTGCCGATCCGGGTGCTGTGCGTCGACTCCGGGTTCAACCCGCGCATTACGTACGACTGGGTGCGCGGGCATCCGCAGGCCTCCTGGGGTCCTGCCGGTGCGCGAGCAGCGAGTCCGAAAACAGCCGTGGCGGTGAAAGGAACCGCGCGGACGGACCGCCTGATTCTGGGCGCTTCGCCGGTGGATGCGAGCAAACGGCGCGGCACGCGGTTGTGGACGCTCGGCACGCCGGTGGCGAAGTCGGAGCTCTACAGCCGGCTGCGATTGGCGCCGCCGACGGAAGAGAGCGGCGAGCCGTACCCAGTGGGTTACTGCCACTTCCCGCGCTACGAGGAAGAGTACTTCCGGCAGTTGACAGCAGAGAACCTTGTCAAAGGCCACTGGGTCGTGGGGCCGAACCAGCGCAATGAAGCTCTCGACTGCCGGGTCTATGCGCGGGCGGCAGCCTCCATTTATGGCATCGACCGTTTTGCGGAAAAGCACTGGCGCGAACTCGAGGCCCTGCTGCCCGCTACGGCTGCGACACAGGAAATGACGGCTGTGCCTCCAACACGCCAGACGCGCCGCGTCACGGTCGGATCGAACTGGATGAAGCGATGACCCTCCAGGAACTCGAAGCGCAGCGGGAGGCTCTGCTCGCGGCGTTGAGCGCGCCGGATTCGGTTACCTTCGGCGACCGGTCCATGCGTCACCGCAGCCCGGAACAAATCCGCACGGCACTGCAACAGGTAGATGCGGAGATCGCAAAGATGAAGGCCGCAGATTCAGCGGCACCTACGCCGGCGCGTGTCATCCGGACGTACACCAGCAAGGGCTTCTGAACATGGGCTACTGGCGGAATCTGATGCGGGCCGCGTTCGCGCCCGTGTTGGGTGCGGCCGCAGGGTACGAAGCCGCCGCCGCGACGCGCCGCACCCAAGGGTGGAACCCTTCAACGGAAGGCATCAACGCCCTCGTCACGGGCGGCGGCGATGCCCTGCGCTCACGCTCGCGCGACATGGTGCGCCGAAACGCCTGGGCCTGCAATGCGGCCGAGAGTTTCGTGGGAAACGCGGTCGGCACGGGCATCAAGCCGCAGGCGAAGCACCCGGACCCAGCGGTGAAGCGAGCGCTTCAGGAACTCTGGCTGCGCTGGACGGACGAGGCGGACGCCGCCGAGCTCACCGATTTCTACGGGCTCCAGGCCCTGATCTGCCGTTCCACGATCGAAGGCGGCGAGTGCCTGGTGCGTATCCGGCCGAGGCTGCCAGAGGACGGTTTGAGCGTTCCGCTTCAGTTGCAGTTGCTCGAGGCGGAGCATCTGCCGACTACGAAGAACGAGAACCTGCCCAACGGGAACATCATCCGCGCCGGGATCGAGTTCGACAAGATCGGCCGCCGCGTCGCCTACCACCTGTACCGCGAGCATCCGGGCGAGCGTCTGATGTTCGCCAATGCAGGCGAGACCATCCGCGTGCCGGCGGACTCGGTCCTGCACATCTACAAGCCGCTACGGCCCGGGCAGCATCGTGGGCAGCCTTGGCTCGCGCAAGTGCTAGTGAAGCTCCACGAGCTCGACCAGTACGACGACGCCGAACTGGTCCGTAAGAAGCTGGCGGCGATGTTTGCGGCGTTCATCACTGAGAACAATCCCGAGGATCCGGTCATCGGGAGCAAGCCGGGCGAGGGCGAAATGGATGCGAGTGGCGTGCCGCTGGCCGGCATCGAGCCGGGTTCGATGGTGAAGCTGTTGCCCGGGGAGGATGTAAAGTTCACCGAGCCGGGCGATGTGGGCGGCATGTACACGGAGTTCATGCGGGTCCAACTCCGTGCGGTGGCTGCGGGCCTCGGCATCACCTACGAGCAACTCACCGGGGACCTGGAGCGCGTGAACTACTCGTCGATCCGCGCGGGCCTGCTCGAATTCCGGCGGCGTTGCGAGCAGTTCCAGCACCAGGTGATGGTGTTTCAGTTCTGCCGGCCGGCGTGGCAGGCCTGGATCGAGGCAGCGGCGGTAGCCGGCGTGATCGACGCTCGCGACTACGCCCGCAATCGGGATGCTTACCTCGACGTTGAATGGCGGCCGCCGTCCTGGGACTGGGTCGATCCCTTGAAGGACATGAACGCTGAGATTGCCGCCGTGCGCGCGGGCTTCAAGCCGCGCAGCGCTGTCATCAACGAGATGGGCTACGACGAGGAAGACGTCGACCGGCAAGTCGCCGCCGACAACGCTCGCTCTGATTCTCTCGGGCTGACGTTCGACTCTGATCCGCGCCGGACGACCGCCAACGGGCAAAGGGCAATCGAGCCGGCCCCAGCAACGGAAACGCAATGAACAATCTCACGCACATCGCCTCGCGCGTGTTCAACACGCCGTTGATGATCGACTCGAAGAAACTGGCGGCGATCCTGGCCGTGCTCGCGCCGCGTCTGGGCGTCGATCCGCCGGCAGTGGAAGCCGCGCTGTTGGCAGAGCAGCGGTCCCGGAAGCCTTACGCTGTCACGGATGCTGGCGTGGCCGTGATCGAAGTCGCCGGCAGCCTGGTGAACCGTGCCTCCGGCATGGACGCGCAGTCCGGCCTCACTTCGTATGAGCAACTGGGCAGCGAGATCCTCGACGCCGCCACGGACCCGCTCGTCAAGGGCATCCTCCTGCGCTTCGACAGCTACGGAGGCGAGGCCAATGGCGCCTGGGACGTGGCCAGCCTCATCGAAGAGGCTGCGCGCATCAAGCCTGTTTGGGCGTCGGTGGACGACTGGGCCCTCAGTGCCGGGTACCTGCTGGCATCCGCGACAGACCGCATCTGGGTGACGCGCACGGGCGGCGTCGGGTCGGTGGGTATTATCGCCATGCACTTGGACCAGAGCGGCTGGGACGCCGCGAACGGTCTGCGCTACACCACCGTCTTTGCCGGCGACCGCAAGAACGATTTTAATCCGCACGAACCCCTTTCGGAAGGCGCCCGCGATGTGCTCGTCACCGAAGTCGACCGGCTCTACGGAATGTTCGTGGATGCCGTTGCGCGCCGCCGAAGTGTAAACACCTCGGCCGTTCGCGGCACCGAGGCAGGAATCCTCTACGGCGAGGACAGCGTCAGCCGCGGCTTTGCCGACCGCATTGGCACGTTCCGCGAGGCCCTCGCCTCCATGACCGAGTCGTTGTCAATACCCAACTTCAGCAAAGGAGAAACCACCGTGTCCGAAACTACCCAGGCGGCTACCAGTCCGCCCGTTCCCGATCTTGCCGCCATCGAGGCCAACGCCCGCGAGCAGGGCTACGCCGAAGCGGCTGAGATCGTCGTGCTGTGCGCCATCGCCGGGCGGCCCGCTCTCGCCGCCGGCTTCATCGAACGCCGCCTCGCTGTGGCCGACGTCCGCAAGGAACTGCTCGCCCTGCGGGCCGAACGCGATCAGGACGAGATTCGCTCTCACGTCATGCCCGACACCGGGACCAGCGTGAAGGCGAATCCCGAGAACAATCCGGTCCTGAAGGCTGTCGAACGCCTCGCCGGGAAAGGAGTCAACTAACATGCCCGTTCAATCGGAACAGAACTATCTCGGCGACTGGCTCAAGTACGAAGACGAGAGCCTTTACAGCCGCGACGAAATTGTGGTCGTGTCCGGCCAGAACCTGACCACCGGCACGGTGGTCGGCATCATCACGGCCAGCGGGAAGGTGACGCAGCTCGCGCCGGCCGCCAGCGACGGTTCGCAGAATGCCGCCGGCGTGCTGCTACTGCCGGTGGACGCTTCCTCGGCGGACAAGAGCGGGGTCATCATCGCGCGCCACGCGATCTGCTCGGACAAGAAGCTGGTCTGGCCGGGCGGCATCACCACGCCCCAGAAGACCACGGCCATCGGCCAACTGAAGACCCTGGGCATTCTCGTCCGGGAAGGAGCCTAACCCATGATGCTGAACCCCTTTTCGACAGACGCCTTCAACATGACGGCGCTCACCGCCGCCATCAACAAGGTCCCGAACACCTACGGGCGCCTGGAGCAGTTGAACCTGATGACGCCGCAGGGCGTGCGAACCCGCACCATCATCATCGAAGAGATGAGCGGGGTGCTGAACCTGCTCCCCACGCAACCCGTCGGCGCGCCTGGCACTCTCGGTTCCACCGGCAAGCGCAAAGTGCGCTCGTTCGTGATCCCGCACATCCCGCACGACGACGCCGTGCTGCCCGAAGAGGTCCAGGGCATCCGGGCGTTCGGCTCCGAGACGGAGACCGATGCCCTCGCGAATCTGCTGGCACTGAAGCTGCAGAACATGCGCAACAAGCACGCCATCACGCTCGAGTACCTGCGCATGGGAGCGCTGAAGGGCGTGATCCTCGACGCGGACGGCTCGACGCTCTACGACCTGTACAGCGAGTTCGGCATCACGGCCAAGACCGTGGCCTTCGCGCTGGGCACGGCCGGCACCGAAGTGCTGCTCAAGGTGCTCGAAGTGAAGCGCCACATCGAGGACAACCTCAAGGGCGAGTTCATGACCGGCATCCTGTGCCTGTGCTCGCAGGGCTTTTACGACGCCTTCACCACGCACGCGAAGGTGAAAGAGGCCTTCCAGTACTATCAGCGCAACCAGCAACTCGGCAACGACTACCGCACCGGCTTCACCTTCGGCGGTGTGACGTTCGAGGAGTATCGTGGCCAGGCGACGGACGCTTCCGGGAACGTGCGGAAGTTCATCGCCGATGACGAAGCGCACTTCTTCCCGCTGGGCACGGCCAACACCTTCCGGACTTTCTTCGCGCCAGCGGACTTCAACGAGACGGCGAACACGCTGGGGCTGCCGCTCTACGCCAAGCAGGAGCCGCGGAAGTTCGGCCGCGGCACAGACCTGCACACGCAGCAGAACCCGTTGCCGATCTGCCTGCGGCCCGAAGTGCTGGTGAAGGGCACGAAGACCTAACCATGAGCAGTTGGGAGTCGGCGGTAAGTGGACTGAACGCGGCCGTCGTGAATGCGTTCGGCCGCGACGTCCTCTACCTGCCCGAGGCCGGCGGGCAGACCACCGTCCGCGCCGTGTTTCAGGCGGTACGGGAAGCCGAGGATGCCTCACCGGGTGTCTATGCGGTACTGTTTGTCCGGCTGGCGGACTTGGCTGCGGCGCCCGTCCGCGGCGACGAGGTGGAGGTCGGCGGCACCCGGTACAAGGTCTTCGATATCGAGGTCGATGCGGAGGGTGCCGCCGTGCTGAGGTTGCGACAGGTGAATTGATGCCCACCGTCAGGGTCTACCAGAAGAAGCAACTCCGGCTCGACCTGCTCAACTTCCGCCAGCGGCAGATGTATGAACTGGGCGGCACGGGTGTCACGGCGGTGAAGGCGCGACTGGGGGCAGCGCAGGGTCCAGGCGACAGTGCAGCCAAGCCTCTCACCAAACGCTACGCGATCTTCAAGACGCGAAAGGGTTTGGGCAACCGCCGCAACCTCACCTTCACTGGCGACCTGCTCCGCAACTTCCAGGTCCGCACGGTGAGCGAGAACCGGGCCAAGGCCAGCGTCTCGACCCGCAAGGACCGCATCAAGGCTTGGGCCAACCAGAAACGCGAAGAGTGGATGGTGTTTTCGCCGAAGAACAAGGCGGTGGTTGTCGAAGCAGCGCGGAAGATGCTGGACGCGATGAAACCGCGCTTGCTGGTGGAGAAGGTGCTCGGAGGTAAGCAGCGATGATCAACCCGGCAGATCTCGTGGATGGCCTGGTCGCGCTCCTACGGGACATCCCGGAACTGGTGGCGGAGATGGGCGGCGATGAGCAGCGCATCTTCGCATACCACGATCAATATCCGAAGCGCGCAAGCCTCGCGAACGCGATCCACACGGCCCCGTCGCCCTCGATCATGGCGACGTGGCAAGGTACGACGCCGGGCAGCTTCGGTGGCGTCGATGTCTGGAAGCACCAGGTCACCTTGTACCTGCGGGCACGGGAGACCTTCGATGGCGATCCGCCGACGGCGTACTACCGGCTCTTCCGGCTAATCACCAAGGGTGTGCCGGCCACGTTGGGCGTGCCGATGGTAAACGCTACCGTGCATCCGTCCTGCTACCCGATGGACCTGCCGCTCATCCAGCGGCAAACCGATGCCGAGGGCCTCGATTACTTCGAGGTCCCACTCACATTTACGGAGATGGGAGATGACTGAAACCGTCTGGATGATGCCCCCGCACGGGCAAGGCGAGCCACGGGAAGTGGAAGCCACGCCGGCTCAGTTGGTGCCGCTCATGATTACGGGCTGGAGCCAGTGCCCGCCACCAGAGAAGGAGAACCATGTCGACGACGAGACTCCAAGAAATTCAGATCTGCTTCGGTAAGGGCAAGCAGACCGACATTGCGACTGCTCAAACTGCCGCCAACATGTGGCAGCTGCGGAAGCTTAATGC